ACCCTCTTGTGTTTCAAAAACATCCTCAAACTCTTGATAAATTTCATCAACAGTTTCGCTATTATCTTCTTCAACTTCTACAATGTAATCTATAATCTCATCTATTCGTTCTTTGTTTTGCTCAATATCTCTGATCATATTTACCTTATCAGTAGTATTACTTTGAGCATCAAGAACAGCCACAGTCTCTTCGAGGTTAGCTATTATAGAGGCTTGCTCACTAGCGTACCAAACCATACCACCCAAACTAGAGCAAATAACTCCTATTACTGCTATGTTTACTTTGGGAAGTTTATCCACATAAACACCTATTTAACCGTTTTTTATTATGGGGTTGTTTTTGCATCCATTGCAGTTTCATAGGCAGACTTAACATCGCTAGTCCACACTGCATTGCACACTGCTTGTACGCTTGCATCTTCACCACTGATGTCTGTATCGCCCCAAGTATCACCTGACTTGGTACGGCAATGCAAAACGTGTCTGTGATAAGTACGGCTAATTACAACATCGTCATCTTTTACAATAGTTGCTTTGCGAACTTGGACGTGTTTGTGTTCGCCCCTGACTTCGCAGTCGTATTCAAATTCTTTTGTTAATGCCATTGTTTATCTCCTTTTGGCTTTTGGACTGACTACCCAGTAATCCAACTGGGGTGTTATGATAATGGGTAAGAAATATTTATAAAGCCCTCAAAATTTGAATCAAGTTGACTGCCTTGTACAAGTGCCTCATTGCCCGTTCCTGAGGGTTGATAATAAATATATGCTGCACTTTCGCCTTCAAAAGCAACTAATCCAAAAACAACTCCTTGGTCAAAATCTGTTCCTGTTCTGTGTAAAAATATTGTGCCAACGCCAACACCAGCTTGGTCTGTTAAATTTGCAGTAGCAAAAGGTAAACTTATTTTAACATTACCTACTAAACTATGACCACCTGAAACTTCCCATCTTCCTGTCATAGTACATCTATTTCCTACAACTTGATAAGAAAGCTGTTGATAGCCACTTCTCATCGAAACACTTCCCGATGTACTTCCTGATAATGTTGGAGAATGTAAACCCTCTTCATAGTCGTCTAATCTATTAGCAGCAGCAACTCCTCCAAGAAAAACACCTCCAGAAAGATAAGCATTTGTAAAACGTTTATCACTTTCACCTAAACTAATGGCGTCATCTGCATCAGCACCATTGTCTCTTGGGCTTATTTCATTTCCTGCAAAACGTAATCCTGCATGACCGCTTTCACCGTCAATGTAAAAACCAGTAGATTGTATCCCAATACTCCCCACCTCGGAGCCAGTTTTGCGGAACTCTACAATAGTTCCGTCAGAAGTCCGACGATTAACAATTAATGAAATGTCTGCTTCAGAAACTATTGACTGACGGCCTGTTGGATAAATCCTAACACCTTGCGTAGTATTATCAGCACTCGTCTTGCCCACCAAAAAATTCCGATCACTATCTATCCTAGCAGCCTCCGTAGGGCTTGTGCCATCACTGCCATCGTTAGTGCGAAAAATTAAATCCGCTTTCTCATCATCCCCAGTGCCATCGTGACTAGCTTGTATTTGTGCCAATACACTTTGCTCACCACCAGACTGTTCGCCTTGAAATGTAATTTTGCTTTCACGACCACCCTCAGTATCTTCGTGAGTTGTGTTCTTTAACTTTAATTCAGTTGTGGCATCACCAATATCTACATTACCATTGTTATCAATAATCAATCGAGGATTGCCATCTCCATCTGATAACACAATGTAATTGCTAGATGTTCTAATATCTAAGCCACCTTCATTACCATCAAATGAACCAACAATAGTATTCTTCTGTCCTGTTGTTATTAAAGATCCAGAACTCACACCTATTGCTGTATTAAAACTTGCAGTTGTGTTTGCTGTAAGAGCATCGTGTCCAATGGCTGTATTATTACCGCCTGGACTAACACCATCTAAATCATCAAGTGCTGTGTTTCCTAAAGCAATGTTATTTGTACCAGTAGGAAAATCCCCTATACCTATTTTAAAACCACCAGCTGTTGATCCATCATGAACTCTAATTTGATTAGCTGTTGTGTCAAAACTAAGTTCACCTATAGCACCAGTAAATGCGTTGTTTTGTGCAGCTGTGCCTCTTCTTAATTGTACCTGAATAGCCATTTATAAGCTCCCATAATCATTTGTTGTGACCGTTGCATTAGCAACACTACCAAAATCATTTATGGCAGTTAAAATACCTGAGTTAATATTTGAAGCCACTAAATTAATATTTGTTATACTAGCAGCCACGTTGCCAATATCTGTTGCGTCATTAGCAACTGCTGTAATATTACTACTTATTGGGCCAAGAGCTTCAATACTACTAGCAAGCGGTGTAAGAGTAGCAATATTATTAACTACAGAAGTAGTAAATGTAGACGCCGCCGATGTAATATCAGAACTTATTCCAGCAGCCGATGTAACGTCTGAAGAAATGTTAGCTACTGTTGTAACATTAGATGCTACACCTGCTACCGTTGTAACATTAGCAGAAACTCCAGCAACAGTATTTATATTAGATGTATTACCAGCAACAGTAGTAACATTAGATGAAATGCCAGCAACAGTTGTAACGTTTGATTTAATTGCAGCTAAACCAGAAATAGCATCTGTAGCTGTTGTTCCATCTTCAATATCAGCAAGGGTAGCAATATCAGCAGATACATTTGCTAAACTTTGAACATCTGCAATTTGTGGTCCAGCTTCTGCCGCTCCTGTTGTAGCATTAAAGCCAAGAACTGTACCTTTTCTATTTGCAAGCAAGGGAACTTGAGTATCAACATTACTATCATAATCTATAAGCTTTAATGATCGATCAACAGAATCTTGAAGATCAGCAGCTATAGCTGTAAATCTATCAAGCTCTGTATTTAATGAAGATATATTAAATGGACCAGATGTAGGAAAGTCAGTTGTTCTTTCTTGTGCTATAGATCTTGTAATAATAACAGAAGATCCACCTGATATACCCGTTACTTCATTACCAGATGTAGTTGTTATTGTTCCGGTTGATCCATCACCACCAGATACAGTGTAATGAGTTGAAATACTTTTTAATGTACCATCAACATAAAAATTTAAATCAGCACTATCAAAAAACTCAAATGGCACAGTAAAAGATGTTTGTACTGAACCTTCTGCAACAGAATAAAAAATTCTGGGATCGTTATCGCCTATTACAATAGTCATGATTTACCTCTTTGCTCCCCATAACATTTAGATTTTATATTCTCAACGCACAATTATTCAAATCCTTCTGCGAAATCACCAAGAGCATTTTTAAGTTTATTGGTATATGGTTTAAGAAACATATTCCAAATCAATGGAATTTGTTTAACTGCTTGCTCAGTTCCTTCTCCATATTCTCCCCTAGCAAAATCTTGTAAAGTTTTAACAAACCCATAGCTATAATCAGCAGGTGCACCAAATATAGATACAACACCGCCTAACGCATCTGGATCTTCTACAAACTTTGGAGCAAATGGAGTTGGGTTTTCAATGTCAAATGCCATGCCCATTTCAAATGATCTATAAAGCATATCACTATGAAATGCTGCTAATCCTGAAAAATCAAACGATCTAAGAATTTTATCCTCAATATCCATTTCATTCCATGCATAATCAGGAGTTCTAAACTTAACAATATTGTATCCAAAAAACATAGCTACCGCAGAATGCACTGCCATGTTTACTCCTCGAATACCACCTTGAGCATAATTAGTTGTTACTTTGTTTAATGCACCAACTGTATATGTATAAAATGTAAATGGTAATGCTAAGAAAGGATGTTCTAACTCAGCATATCCTCTAACTCTTTTACTTTCTTTTAAACCAAACTCTTTTGCTAAACTCATAGGCAAATATGTTTTACCAGACATTGCTAATGGTTTGTCAGCAGGTGTACCCATAATAATTCTGTTCATTACACCAGAGCGCAATGCAGTTTGAAAAGCTTCTAATGCACCTTGATCTGTCCATGCATCTGTATTTCCTAGTATAAAACCATTCTTAGTTGTTTCAGTTGGTTGCTTGGCAATTCGTTTTGCCATTCTTTTATTTATATTATACCTAGCTAAAAATTGAGTTTCAAACTTTGTAAGAGAATCTCCTCTAGCTAATTTCTGTGTCATTTCAATAATACTGTGAGTTCTAAACATACTTTCAAATGTTTTTGCTGTCATAGTCATTTGACCAAGTAAGTTAAACTTATAGAAAGCATCGTTGATTCTATCAGTAGCACCTGTTCTAAATGGATTGTTACTTAAACTTTCCATAAACTTCATGTGATAGCTTCCCCCAACTAGTTCAAAACCATCACCTGCTTTTTGCAATTCTTTTTTCTGAAGCGTTAAAGAGTTATCATCAGCTAATGAAACTATTCCTTTAAATATAGTTTTCATTTGATGATCTAAAAATATATTTGCAAAGTCAGCTATAGCAGCAATTCCTGCACCACCAAGATATGTCCACTGGGTAGCTGTTTGCAGCCATTGAGCAACTCTAGTCGAAGCTGAATCTGGTTTTGTTAAGACTCGCCCTACTATTCTATCATATGCTCCGTAAAATTCTTTATTAACTCTATCAATTTCTGTTTGAGATTTACCTGCTCCACGCATTTCTTTTGTGTTTGTAAATATAATATCGTCTATTGTTGCAGGTAAACCATTCTCAGTTCTAAATTGTTTTGCAAATGCATACTTTGGTGCAATCTTTTCATTATAAGCAATGAGGATTTGTTTAAGATCTGTAATCATAAAATCTGAAACTTCAGAGTTTGGTATATCTAAACTTCGATGCATTAAATGTTTTGATCTACCTTTACCAAAGTAACCATCTATAAAACCATCATCATCAGTTAGCTCAAGTATTTCATCAGTAGTTCTTTTTGCTCTTCTTGCTACAGCATCTGCGTCTGTATCAAGTTTAACTTGTATGTATCTTTTTGTTTTGGGGTCCCAATCCCAAACAGTAGGTTGCCTAGAATAATGTCTAATAAGTCTTTGTTCAAACTCTGCTCGATTAGCCAATATTTTTCTTTTATCAAAGTATCTTGGAAAAAAGTTTTCTTTTAAACCTTTTTCTACAGCAGTGCCATCAAGATAAGCATTTAAATTATCAAGCCTATCTTTCATTTCATTAAGATGTTTATCTATATTTGTTAAAGCATCTTTTTGTTTACTACTTAATTTAATATTATCTAAATATTTTAAACCAGTTGGTATATCTTGTATTCTATATGATGCTTCTAATGCTGAAGAAAGTTCATTTAGTTCTTCTCTTAATGAATTTCTAAATGCTAATTGACTATTACTTAAACCTCTACTTTTAAATTGAACCTCTAGTGGCTCTATTTTACTTGTTTTTTTAGCAATTTCTTTTTCTAAAAAATCTCTGTTGGTAATAATAATGTCATTAAAAGTATTATCTAATTCACCAATTCTGGTTTCTACATTAGCTTTTCTTTTTACTAATGAAGCTGTACCACCAAGCAAACCAACTTCATTTAGTAATTTATCCCATTCATCAAAATAATCTTTTAATATTTGAACAGCTTTTTTTTCTGCATCGGTAGTAGGCGTTTTGTTATGAATATAAAGATCAGTAATATGCTGACCAAAGTCTTCGAAAGTAAGGTTTTCTCTGCCTCGAAGCTTTTGAATTTTTGCAACTGTATTACTAATTTGCATATCAGCAATTTGATAATTACCCTGTGGAGAAACCTCTCCCCATATTTCATGTATTTGATTGTAGACATTACCCCATCTACCTGACAAAGCACCAGCTTCTTGGAATACAGAAACACCAAAACTTTTTCCTAATTGGTTTAATTTAAATAATACACCACCATCATTTACTAATCTCATAAAACGTAGTTTTACATTTTTAGTTGCACCACTGTTTTTACCCATTACAGATTTTACTGGAGTTGGTAATGCTCTATAAAATATTGAGTTAGTCCACCACTCACCTTCGAACAAAAGATCATCTGTTGTTACACTAGGTAATGGTGTTTCTGTAACTACTTTTTGAGGAGGTCTAGAGTTTACACCTTTAGATAAATTATCAAAACTTTCCATAGTTTCTCTAAAAGATTTAGCTATAGACTCTGCTTGTCTAGGTTGTTGTATATCTATAGTTTTACCAATTCCATAACCAAGAACACTAGATACACCTTGAGCAACAATCTGTCTTAGCATTGCATCACGAATAGCCTGATCAGCTTCTGTATCTCCACTTAAATCATTTGCTAAAGTAAATGCATTGTAAGTTCCTTCGAAGAAAGCAGCTTCAGCATTAGCAACTCGCAAGCCTTTCATTGCCATTGTTTCATTTAGTGTAGCAACAACAGCTTTTCTTGCATTTTCTATTTGTTGAGGTGTTTCAAGTTCATTAAATGGTTCTAGTACATCAGATTTTTTTTCTGCTTCATACTTTCTTATTTGTCTAATATCTTCAGGACTTAAAAAATCTTCTCCTAAATATCTAGCAGCTTGTTTTTTACCCATAGATTTTACTAAAGAATATGTTCCACCAATAGCAATAAGCTCTGATATTAATACTGGATCAGCTAATACACTTTTTACAAATCCTGCTGACTCTAAAACTCTTTGGGCTTCTGACATTTCAAATCTATGATCACGAGCATTAATTGCAGCTTCTTCATTAAAACCATAACTTTGTATATACTTTCCATCTGGTGAATTAGGGTTAATATTATTTTTTTCTAAAAATTTAATAACATCAAAACCTAAATCTCTTTTAACAGGTTTTTGTATATAAAATTTATTTCCTTCAACCATAGGACTAAATGTTTGTTTTGTATTTGCTTTAAGAGTTTCTAAGAAAGAAGGCTCAGGCTCTACAATAGGAAATGTTTTTTCAGGAAATGTAGGAAAACTTGGTGTTAATTTAATATCGGCCATTAATTAAACCGTTCCAAATATGGTAAAAAGAAATCAACATCTTGTGGACGTATTACTTTTTCATCGACAAGTGTTTTAAAAATATTTCTATTTATAGGGTTTGCTAACATTTCAGGATATCGCATTAGCATTAATGCTTGTTCTGCTCTTAGTAATGGAATACTACTTCTTGGTGCAGTGTCATTTAAATTTTCATTTAATATTCTTTCTTCATCACCAGCTATTGGCTGAAGGCCTTTAAACTGTATAAACTTACCACCATTAGGATCTAAAGATAATGCTCTAGAAAAATCTCTAGTATAAAATAATATATTAGGGTGCGCTGTTGGTTTATCTTCATATTCAAAAATATCTATTAAAACAGGAACACCTTCAGGGGTTTGAAGTTTTTCATATCCACCACCACCTACAGTTGGTAGCATTATATAATACACGCCAGATTGTTGTGTTGATTCTCTATATTTAAAATCAATATCGTGAAAATATCTTTGACCAAATTCATCAACTACAGATCCACCACCTTCAGCTTCTCCAAATAAAAATCTATCTAAAGGTTGCGGAAGAGGTGTAAGATATACGCCTGTTAAAGTTCTTCCAACAATTTCAGTTGCAGTAAATCCGTCTGTAGTAAATCGTCTTTGTCTTTCTAAATCACTTATGTTTTCAAATATTAACTGTGAAGCAGCAGCATCCATTGCATTTTGAGTTTTTTTACCAGCATATTTACTTCTTGCACCTTTAACTAAAGGTCTACCACTTGAACCAAAAATCATACCTGAATCTAAATATCCAGTCATTGGATCAACAATAGAACCTAAAACTTTATTATCGTAACCATAGGTAGCATTTATAAAACCTTTTAATATTGTTTGAAGATCAGAACCGTTACTAATATTTCTACCCAAAGCAATAGAAGCATTTAATAAAACTTGACTACTTTGAAAGTCTGCTTCTGGATAATTATCAGCAATCCAGTCTTCTATATCTTCACCTAATCTAAGTTTTAAAAATGCTTTTACACCGCCTTCTCCTGCGGCTTGATCTGCAGCAATAATTTCTCTTAATGCTTCGTCAGGAGAACTAGTTCCCCCAATATCATATAGTATAAGCGCAGAAGAAAATCGTGCTACTGTTTCTGGTGGTAATTGATTTTGTCCTTGTTGCACCCAAAGGTTATTATTAGTACCGTCAGGTTGTTGCGTTAAACCTTTTGCAAACAAAGAAAATAAAAACGATCCAGCTTCGGCACCAGTTTGTGCAGCCAAACTTAAACTTGCAACAAGATTAGGAACTCTAATTCCTTTATCCATGTCTTCAAATATTTTTAAACCAAGTTCAGTAAGCTGCCCACTTGGTTTTACAAACAATGCTGAGTTATTATAATCTATTACAGTTCCTTTAGGTAAACCTGCTAGTCCTGTGTAAACTTCATCTTCATACGTTCTAAGCTGAGAGTCAGTAGCAAAACTTCGAAGACGATCAACAGCATCTAATGAATTTTGTATTTCTATTTCTTTTTCAAATAAAGCAAACTGTTCTTTGTTGTAATCAAGCAGCCTACCTGTTTGTGTTCTAATTTCTGATTTAGCTGTAGTAATTTTTGTAGATTCAAACAAACCTTTACTAATTAAATACAGTGCTGAATCTTTGTCTAAGTCTTTTACAAACTCATCAAATTCAGATTTATTTTTATTGTTTGCTATACTTACAGCTCGATCAAGTAAAACTGGTGAAACACCTCGCCCATCTGTTTTTTCTTGTAGTGTATTCATTAAAGGTTGAATTATAGAAAGAGCAAAATCATTTAGTATTTCTGTATGATAATCTCTTTCACTTTTTTTATCTAAGCCAGTTGAAACGCTTGATAATAAAGATGTTACATTTGCAATAGCTTTGTTTGTATCTTCTTCAGTTAATAGATCTGTTTCTTGAAGGCTTCTTATATTTTGAACAATATCTACAACTTCATTTATTTTACCTTGATCTTGGCTTGCCGTATCTTTCTTTACAAATTTATTATATTCACTATCAGCTTTTGATGATTGGCTATCAAGATAATCCTGTGTGTGTTTTGAAGTAGCTGTTTTAATTATAGATTTTATTTGATTTCTATATGAAGCAGCTTCTGCTAAAGAATTATTTGGATTGCGAAGTTTTTCTTGTAGCAATCTTATTGCTTCTTTTTCACCTGTTGTTGCTGTTTCTAGTGCTTTTTCATTTGCTGCTTCTTTATTTTTATCTGTAACTTTTTTTATTTTTTTAGAATTTACAGCCCTTAACTTTTGAAAGTTTTTAAGTTCAGTTCCTTCTAAAAAAGCAACAAGAGGAATGTCATCATCATTTTTTTGCCCAATGTATTCAAAGTACAACCTTCTCATTTCTTCAGGATTTTTACTTTGTTCTGCTTCGTCATACAAAGATATGAATGTATTCCAAGCTTCTAAAGCTTTTGCTTTTTGAGCAGCTTCTTCAGCAGCAAGTTTTTTCTTATCTTGTTCTTCAATTAATTTTTGTGTCTCTGCTTTTGGATTTACAAATGCTTTTAATTTATCAAGAGCATTTTTTTGACCTTCTTCATCTGCATAGTTTATTAATTTTCTAGTTATAGAAAGAACGCCACCATAAGGTCTAAGTTTATTTAATTCATCAACAAGAACTTCAGAGTCTTCTCGACCATCAGCATCAGTTTCTTGCTGCATGTTTATAATTATACTGATTTGATTTTTTAAATTTTCTAGTTCTGTAGAACTTAAATTCTGAATTGATTCTAAGTTTGTAAATGCTTCTACAAAAGCATCACCTATAGCATTTGTTGCTACTTGATTAATTTTACTTTTTGCTTCTGGTGGAGCTTGATCTTCATAATTTGTTAGGCCTGAAATTAAATTATCTAGATCTAATGGATTTTTTGATACATCAAATCCAGCAATAAAATTATTTATATCAGGTTCCATTAAATCAAAATATTCATTACCTTCAGCAGTTTCTATTTCATCCAAAGCATCTGAGTTATTTTTAAATGATGTAGCTAATTCATCTAATTTTAACCCTTCACTAAACTGTCTTATAAATTTAACACGCTGTCTAATAATTGGATCTTGGATTGTAGGTATTAAAGCAGGATTAGTAAATGCAGCTTCTATTCTTAATCGTTCAGATTCAGGTAATCCTTTAGTTGACGCAGAAAGCAAATTTGTAATTGCTGCTGCTTTAGAAAAAGCAAGTT